GGATCTAAAGAAAAAAGAAGAAATTCAAGTTCGTAAGCTCTCGCCTTCTACTGTAGGTAAGGGCCGTGGTGATGGTGAGATGGAGCTTTTTCAACGAAAAGTTGATAAGAGAAAAGCAGAATCTAAAAAAGGCCCTGTACGGAAGGGTGACGGAACAGGCGCTGGTACAAAAACGGCTAAGAAAGCTCTTAATAACAGTGCTGAATCTCCACCTCAAACGCTTAAAAGACTTGAAAAAGAAATGCAAGCTCTTCAAGCAGCCCGTACTGCACGTATGGATAAAATGAAAAAAATGAAAGCTGAAGCAGCAAAGCTTTTAAAAGATTCAAAATCTAAACCTAAGACTGGCCCTAAGACACCAGACCCAGCAATAGCCCGTAATAAAGCTAAAACTTCTGCTGCAGCAGCCAATAAAGCACGTCTGTCAGTTGAGAACGAAAAAAAACGTAGGGTAAAAAATGCTCGTAAAAACCCAGACGAATTAAGCACAGAAGGTTTTAATAGTGTAAAGCGAACTGGTCGCAAGGGAGTATCTCTTACTAAAGAAGAACTTGCAAAAATGAACAAAGCCTATCCTCGAGCTAAAATGAACATGGGTGGAATGAGTTCTTCATACAGTCCCGGTGGCTCTGTAGCTAAACCTATGGTAATGAAAAACGGTAAAAAAGTACCTGCCTATGCTGCTGACGGTGTTGGCAAAATGAATATGGGTGGTATGGCTAAGAAGAAGTATAGCTATGGTGGCTTAACCCGCAGCAGTGCTAATAACATGAAAAAAGGACGAGGCTAATGGCTGAGAAGAAAAAGAAATCACCTCCTAAGTTTGGTGGAAAACGTGCGTTAAAAGATACTAGTGGTGATGGCAAGATTACTTTTGCTGACACATTCCTAGGAGACCTTCTTGGTTTTGACGGTAAGGCAGGTACTAAGGGCAAGGCAGGACTTCGTAAGTCTCTCGGTGGCGCTCGTCGTATGAAGGATGGAGTAGAAACATCTAAACGTCCTAAAGCTCGTCCTGCCTCTGTGACAACCGCAGCAAAAACAAAAGCAGCATCAGAAGCAGCAAGAAAAAAGAAAGCAACTCTTGCAAGTGAAACACGTAGACAACAAAGTCAAGTTAAGAAAAAAGCTCCTACAGGCCCTGTACCTGTACGTAGGGGGGACGGAACAGAAGCTGGTACACCTAGGGGACCCGGAAGAAATACTAATCCTATTCCAATTAATAAAAAACGGAAACCGGGAACATTTACAAATCCTATTCCTATTAAACCTAAAACTCCAACTAGAGCAGAAAAAAAAGCAAGTCAAAAAAGAATGATGAAGCGGATTACACTTGAAGATTGGAAAAACCTTACAAAAGAAGAAAAAATAATGAGGGGCTTACCTAAAGACAATCAAGAAGTCTTTGGTCTTACTGGGTCACTTACGCTGGGTGCAAAACGGTTTACTGATGCATTTAAAGCAAATAGAGGTGGCCTAGCTAAAAAATCTGGCTATATGTATGGGGGTTCTGTAACTAAAAAGAAACCTCTAACTAAGATGAGTAAAGGTGGCATGGTTAAGAAAAAATAAGTGCATAACGGGGTTGCAATCTTGTCTGTAGTCCTGTAAACTAAAACATGGTATAACTGTCTATGGTAATACATAGAGGAGTTGTACCATGTTTAAGAAATTAATTAAAAAGATACAAATACACCAACAGCGACGAGCAGAATACTGGCAGCTAAACAACCTGACAGATGAAATGCTTAAAGATATAGGAATGACACGTGGTGAAATCAACTACAGGTTCTACAAAGAAGAAGAAGTCGGGCGTTAATGCGGCTGGTAATTATACAGACCCTAAAAAACGTGAGCAAATTTTTAATCGAGTAAAAGCTGGTGGCAAAGGTGGTGCGCCGGGAAAGTGGTCTGCACGTAAGGCGCAAATGGTTGCAAAAGCTTATAAAGCAGCAGGAGGAGGGTACACATCATGAAGGGTGTAAAACATTATAAGAAAGATGGCACTGAACATAAAGGTAGTTCTCACAAAATGCCTGATGGCTCTTTACACACAGGTAAGGCTCACAGCAAGACAAGCGTAAAGTTGTTTCATCTTAAAGATTTGAGTAAGACTGTACAAGCTAGGTTAAAAAAAAAGTAGTTAATATGAAAGAGGGCGGTCTAGCTGCCAGTCAAAAAAGTTTAAAATCATGGACTAAGCAGGATTGGACTACTAAAAGTGGGAAGCCCTCAACACAAGGGCCAAAGGCCACAGGTGAAAGATACCTACCTAAAAAAGCTATTAAATCTCTTAGTGATTCTGAGTATGCTTCTACCACTAGAGCCAAACGAAAAGGCACTGCTTCGGGTAAGCAGTTTGTGGCTCAACCGAAAAAAGTTGCAGCTAAAGTAAAACCTTATAGGAAGAAAACATGAGAAAATATTTAAATCGTCTTTTATGTGCAATATTGAATCGTGAATGTCCTTGCCAGAAATGTGAGTGTGAATGAGAAATCTTACAGAAAAACAACAAATATTTCTTAACGTATTGTTTGAGGAGGCACAAGGCAATCCTGTACAAGCTAAGAAGCTAGCTGGGTATGCTGATAATGTTTCTTCTACCAGTATTACAAGCGTATTGCAGGATGAGATTTACGAAGCAACAAAGAAGTACATTGCCTCTTCTGGAACACGTCTTGCTTATGGCATGATGGAAGTTTTTAATGATCCTACACAGTTAGGCAACAAAGAAAAGATCTCAGTGGCTAAGGACTTTCTTGACCGTGCAGGTTTTGTAAAGACTGACAAGGTTGAGATTAAAACTGAAAGCCCTTTGTTTATTTTACCGGCTAAAAATGAAAACTAATAAAACTTGGAAATTACCTCTGCCTGAAAAAATGAGCAGTGGCCTAACTTGGTTTCCTGTTGTTAGGGTAGGACGAGTAGTTCCTTTTGGCTACGAACAAGATCCTTCCGATCAAGATATACTTTTGCCAGTAACTGAAGAGTTAGAAGCATTAGAAATAGCAAAGAATCACTTAAGACAATACAGCTATCGTGATGTTGCTATTTGGTTAAGTGAACAAACTGGCAGATCAATCTCTCATGTCGGACTAATGAAAAGAGTAAAGCTTGAAAGAAAACGTAAGACAGACGCTGAAAATGCACTCTACTACGCCCAGCGATACAAAGAAGCGGAAGCAAAAGCGAAACGTCTCCAAGAAAAAAGAATCTTTGCCGTTGAAGCCAGTAGAACAGAGAACCGTTCCAGCGACAGTGGTTTCAGCTCCGGTTGATGTTGAAAAAGCTCAAGACATTATTTTTCAGGCAAACCCCGGCCCCCAAACAGACTTCCTGTCTGCGTCAGAGCAAGAGGTCTTGTACGGAGGAGCAGCAGGAGGTGGTAAATCTTTTGCTATGTTGGCTGATCCTGTCCGGTACTTTAACAACCCTTTGTCTAATAAGCTCTTGGTTCGTAGGAGTACGGAAGAACTAAGGGAATTAATCTCAGTATCTAAACAGCTTTATCCTAGGGCAATTCCCGGAATTAAGTTTCTTGAACGAGACAAGACTTGGATAGCTCCTTCAGGTGCATCTCTTTGGTTAAGCTACCTAGACAGAGATGATGATGTTTCTAGGTATCAGGGACAGGCTTTTAACTGGATTGGCTTTGACGAACTTACGCAGTGGCCCAGTCCTTTTGCTTGGAACTACATGAGGTCACGACTACGTACTACTAGGAACAGTGGGCTTAACCTTTATCAAAGGGCTACAACAAACCCCGGAGGGGCAGGACACTCATGGGTTAAAAAAACTTTTGTTGATCCTGCAGTTAATAATACAGCCTTTAATGCTACTGACCCTGAAACAGGTGAAGACATTGTTTGGCCCAAGGGTCACACTAAGCAAGGACAGCCCCTTTTTAAACGTAGGTTTATACCTGCTACTTTGTTTGACAATCCTTATTTGGCAGAAGATGGGCTCTATGAAGCTAACCTTTTATCCCTACCCGAACATCAACGTAAACAATTACTGGAAGGAAACTGGGATGTCAATGAAGGAGCGGCTTTTACTGAGTGGAACAGGAACTTACATGTCATTGAGCCTTTTGAAATACCAAATAGTTGGGCTAGATTCAGAGCTTGCGATTATGGGTACGGTTCTTATACAGGTGTTGTATGGATAGCAGTATCTCCTGACGAACAACTTATTGTTTATAGAGAATTGTACTGCTCTAAAGTAATTGCTACTGACTTAGCAGACATGATCTTAGAAGCAGAGCATGGAGAAAAAATTAGATACGGAGTTCTTGACTCTTCCTTGTGGCATAATCGTGGAGACACTGGCCCCTCACTAGCAGAACAGATGGTTCAAAAGGGTTGTAGGTGGAGACCTTCAGATAGAAGCAAGGGATCACGTATAGCAGGTAAGAACGAACTGCACAGAAGACTTCAAGTAGATGACTTTACAGAAGAACCTAGATTAGTTTTTTTTAACACTTGTACCAACATAATAAGCCAAATACCTGCGATACCTTTAGATAAAAATAACTCAGAAGATGTTGACACAAACTCAGAAGACCACTTGTACGATGCTTTAAGGTATGGTATTATGACAAGACCCAGAAGCAGTTTGTTTGATTTTGACCCTGCAGCACAGAATAGCGGCTTTCAAGTTGCTGATCGAACCTTTGGATATTAATGGATAATAAAATGGATGAAGACTACATGGAAAACGCAATGGATTCAGAAGAGTCTGCTGCTATTAAAGATACTAAAGAAGGTGAATATAGTGATCCTATTTCTGGTGACATCTTTAACTTTGTTCAGGGTAAGTATTCTAAGGCTTCAACAGCTAGAGAAAGTGAAGAGTCTCGTTGGATACAGTCTTACCGAAACTATAGGGGTATATACAACCCAGACGTACAGTTTACTTCCACAGAAAAATCTCAAATTTTTGTAAAGGTAACTAAGACTAAAGTTCTTGCTGCATACGGCCAAATTATTGAAGTTCTGTTTGGCAACAATAAATTTCCAATTACTGTTGATCCTACTACTTTACCAGAAGGCGTAGAAGAGTCTGTACACTTTGAGTCTAACCCAGAGATGGTTAAGGCTAAGGGCCTATCTGAAGAAGACAGTAAGCTACTTCCCGGCGAAACAATGCCTCAACTTCAAGAACGTTTAGCAGGACTGACGGAAAAATTATCTCCTGTGGCTGATAAACTAAAGTCAGGTGTTGGCCGTACTGCTACTGAGATTACCTTTCATCCTGCAATGATTGCAGCTAAGAAGATGGAAAAGAAAATCCACGATCAGTTAGAAGAATCTAATGCTAATAAACAACTACGTGTAGCTGCTTTTGAGGCTGCACTTTTTGGTACAGGCATTATGAAAGGCCCCTTTGCTGTTGATAAGGAATATCCTAAGTGGTCTGAAGATGGAGAATACACTCCTACAATAAAAACTATTCCCCATACTGACAGTGTTTCTATCTGGAATTTTTATCCTGACCCAGATGCTGCAAACATGGATGAGGCAGAGTACGTAATTGAGCGTCATAAAATGTCTCGTAGTAAACTTCGTGCCCTCAAGCGGCGACCTTTTTTCCGTGCAAACTCTATTGATAAAGCTATTGAGTATGGAGAAAACTACGTTAAAGAGTGGTGGGAACAGGCAATGGAAGATGATGCCTATGATTCTAAAGCAGAACGTTTTCAAGTTTTAGAGTTTTGGGGTGCAGTAGATACACATGTATTAAAAGAACATGACATTGATATTCCTAAAGAGTTAAAAAAGTCTGATCAGTTAAATGTAAATATTTGGACTTGTAACAATCAAGTTTTACGTTTGGTTATGAATCCTTTTACTCCTGCCATTATTCCCTACTACGCAGTACCTTATGAAGTAAACCCTTACAGTCTTTTTGGTGTAGGTATTGCTGAGAACATGGATGACACCCAAACACTAATGAACGGTTTTATGAGAATGGCAGTTGACAATGCTGCGTTATCTGGTAATATGCTGATTGAGGTTGATGAAACAAACCTAGTTCCCGGTCAAGACCTTTCTGTATATCCCGGAAAAGTCTTTCGTCGCCAAGGTGGCGCACCCGGACAAGCTATTTATGGCACTAAGTTTCCTAACGTCTCCAATGAAAATATGCAGATGTTTGATAAGGCACGTGTGTTAGCTGATGAATCTACGGGATTTCCTAGCTTTGCTCACGGTCAAACAGGAGTTCAAGGTGTTGGGCGTACAGCTTCTGGTATTTCTATGCTTATGTCTGCTGCTAATGGTAGTATCCGAAACGTAGTAAAGAACGTAGATGATTATCTTCTTGGCCCACTAGCTAAAGCATTCTTTAGTTTTAACATGCAGTTTGACTATGATAAAGAGATCGTAGGAGACTTAGATGTTAAGGCACGTGGTACTGAAAGCCTTATGGCTAACGAGGTACGTAGTCAACGATTGATGCAGTTCCTTGGAGTTGTTCAGAACCCTGTACTAGCACCTTTTGCAAAGATGGACTATATTATTCGTGAGATTGCAAAGTCTATGGATCTTGATCCTGATAAGCTAGTAAACTCTATGAGTGATGCAACAGTACAGGCTGAGATCCTTAAGCAGTTCCAAGCGCAGAATCCTCCTCCTGCTGCACCAGAAGGTCAAGCTCCTCCACAGGGGCCACCAGCAGGGGCACAGGTACAGGACACTCAAGGTAGTGGTGGGGGCACCATAGGTACAGGTACTGCCCCTCAGCCGGGAGAACAGGGCTTCTCAGGTAACACTGGCGGAGGGCCTATGCAATGAGTTTAAAATTATTAGTAAATAACCCTGAATTATGGAAAGCTTTTGAAGAAGAGATTGAAGAACGTATTCAACTTAGCTACAAACAATTTTCTCAAGCAAACGAAAAGCATGTTATGTTTAGGGTACAGGGGCAAATCTACGCCTTACAAGCTTTAAAACAACTTAGATTAAAGGTAAACGCAAATGGATGAAGAAATGATGGCAGCTTTAGGGGCCGCAGAAACAGTAGATCCAGTATCAGGCAATGACGTACCTCCGGGATCTATGCCAGAAGAAGTTCGTGATGACATTGATGCACGATTAAGTGAAGGCGAATATGTTGTACCTGCTGATGTAGTTCGTTTCTTTGGTGTACGTGTGTTTGAAGAGATGCGAAAAGAAGCAAAGATGGGCCTTGCTCAGATGGATGCTGATGGTCGTATTGGGGGTAAACCTTCTACAGAACAGCCTATGGGCAATAACGGAATATCAGACGAAGAAGTAGCACAACTTGAACAAATGCTTTCAGCACAAGGAATGGCTGATGGTGGACTTGCGCAAGGTGGAATGCTAGAAAAACTTGTCAATGCTGCTACAACAGATCCTATGGTTAATGAACGTATGCAAGCTGCAGGTATGCCTGTTAAGATGGCTGTTGGTGGTGTTGTAGGACAGCAGATGCCCAGTCAAAGTTTGTACAGTGATCCTACAAAGGTAGACAACGTTATTGCTCAAGTTGCTAATGCAGCACAACAGAACCCAGATCTTATGCGTATTCTTGGTGAGCGTGGTATTACTGTTCCAACTGTTACTGCTACACAGACTCCTGATCAAATGGCTTTAGCAAATAGCCCTAAAGAAACAACTAATCCTGTTATGAAGGATGCAAAGTCTTCTACAGTTTCTGCAGCAAATGGAACTCTAGCTTACCCTAATATGCCTAATACCAGTGGTTTTGTTCCTAGTGCTAGTGTTCCAATGGCTGCTCTTGCTCCTTACGCAATGGGGCCGGGAGTTTCAACAGTACTGGGTGCTGCTGGTGCAACGGCTCCTATCTCTGCCCCTACCCCTGTTCCTGCTCCTGCCGTAGCTGCTCCAACAGAACCTGCAGGTGGTTGTGGGGCAGGTAAGATGTGGAATGGTATGATGTGTGTAGTTGATCCAGATTTTCAAACAGGCAAAACTAACGAGGATGGGCCTGAACCGGGGCCTATTACTCATTGGTATGATGATGTAGATTTTACTGATCCCGTTGGTTATATTGACTCTACTATAGAAGAAGGGTCAAAACCTAAAAGTGGCCTTGAAACTATTGTAGGCATGACAGGTATTGGAAGTATGCTGCAAAACGTAGATGCCCTTTCAGATGTTGCCAGAATGAACGCTAGTGTTCAACTTAGCGTAGCTTCCGGTCAAATGACCCAAAAAGAAGCAGATGCACAAATAGAAAAAATAAATGGCTATGCTGAATCTCAGGGACTTAAACAAGGTGTAGTTGATACATTTGCTTCTGGCACAAAATTTGCTAATAAAAATAAAAGAGATGCTGATAAAGCTGGAGATGGAGATGGTGAAGCAACACCAGAAG